ATGGTTTTAATAATACTAATTTTATATCAAATACAGAACAAGAATTATTACATTCTTTAAACCCAACTTTTACACATTCAAATCCAACGAATCTAAATTATTTTAGAACAAGACCTGAACCTTATAATCCACCTGTTTTAAGGAGACCTCCTATACGTCCTGAATCAAGACAACCTAATACAGAATATATTAATCCATTATGGTCAGATATTAGAATGAATATTAATCCAGAATCAATTCCTAGAACGAGTAACAGTACTAATACTAATAATTTTAGTAATACTACTAACATACCGACAGTTAGCAATGGACCGACTAGAAGACGTCTTTTACCCACATTGAATAATCCTGAAATAAGACGTTCGTATAATCCAGATGGTTCTGTAGATAGTGTTGAAATGACCTTTACAAATTTAGTCAGTCAAGAAGAATTAAACTCCATGGTTCAAAATGCAACACATTCTACTACACAACCATCAAATTTAAGAACAACCCCTAGATTATCACAACAAATACCAACTAGACGAGGTATAAATAATAGGCAAGTAATTAATTCACCAGAAGATGCTCGTATGTTTTTAAGTTTATTAAATGCTCTTTCAACAACACCGCCTTTAGCAAATGATAATAGACGTTTAACATTACGCGATATTAATAATCATACAACCGTTTCAACATATCATCAACCAGAAGTAGTTCTAGAAGAGGAGTCCGATGCAACACAAAACGAAGAAATATGTCTTATTTGTAGAGCACCTTTTGATGAAGGCGATATATTGAGACGATTAAATAATTGTCCTCATTATTTTCATTGTAATTGTATTGATAGTTGGTTTGAATTAAGAAACACATGTCCGGTTTGTAGACATATCGTTACAGATAATTCAGCAGAGTCAACAACAATAGAAAATAATAGTAATACTAGTAATACTAGTAATACAAACAATACTAGTAATAGGAGTGATACAAATGAATTTTTAATTAATATTAATTCAAATGAAAATGATAATTCGATACGCACGGTTGACCGACTCGATTAATTTTTATTTATTACACGCGTTTGAAGAAATCAGTAATTTCTCGTTTCTTTTCACGCCGATTCGTTGCGACACGAATCAATTCTCCAAAAATGATATCACATGCGTCTTTATGTTTAAGATCTCTAATCTTTTCGTTTGTCTTTTTCTCATCTCCATTATTTTTGTCTAGCAAACTTTTATACTTTCTTTTATAAAAGTTTTTAGGATTTTTATATCCTTTCAATTCCTCAACAATCAACGCAAAGATTTGACCCACCGGTTTCATAATTTGATTTGTTAGATAGAACTTATAGTCTGGTTTAATTGAATGCTCTCTAATATATGCCGGATGTTCAATCTTATCACCCTGAAGAATCTGTTCACCCCGTTTAACATCCTTTTCAATATAAGCATATGGAATACGGTCATTTGATTTAGGTTTGTTACCCGGATCACGTTCACCCATACGATCAGCCAATACCTTATGAGCAATCTGTAAAGGATTCTTATAATAACCCTTCAAACTCTTTGTAATTACTAACATATCCAACGGAATTTTACCATCCAAAAGACGCTGACATTCCTGTTTGCAAAATTCAATGGCACGTGGAATATTACGCTGATTCATAATGATATTAATAATACCACCATATACATGTTTAACAATATCAGCATTATCACGACGTTTCAATACAATACCCATACTCTTTTGCTTATATGATTCAGGATCTTCTTCATATAGATGTCCTACATAACGCTTCTTTGAGAACAAGATGAATGGCCAAAATGTCTTTTCATATTCCAGTTTATGTGGAGGTTTTAAAAAGTTTTGAATGTATTCTTCGGCTTCTTTACCCATTTGAATACTCTTTACCAATGCTTCTTTATTTTTAAGCAAATTACCATCTTCGTCTTTTGGATTAAAATTAATAAAGATACTATCAGTATCACCATATACGATTTTAGCGCCGTCAAACTGCTCTTCTACTTTAGTCTTTGCTAGATAAAGTAGAGCGCGACCAGTAGCAGTTGTACTTGCTGCAACATCAATATTACAGATAGGACTGGTTGGAGCACCCAATTGTCCATATAGAGAATTAGCTGTCATTTTATACGCTAACTGGAATCCATCAAGAACACTCTTTTTAAACGGATCGGGTTCGGTCTTAATCTTTTTACGCGTATCTTTACGCGCTTTCAGTAACTTTCTGAGAATGCGCGGAATTACATTTTTACTACCATCTAATGGAGATACGAACCGACAAGTCTTTTGACCAACTTTCTTTTTACCTTTACTCTTAATAGTTGGATCAATCCATTCAAATACGTCATATGTAATATCATTTACATCATAACCCATATCATATAGTTTCTTTTTACCATCTTCACCCAAATACTGTGGATCCATCACGTAACTATCATGAGATAGGTTTTCACTAATCATTGAACTTGGATATAGAGACGAATAATCAAGAACTGTAACTGCTTCTTCCAGATAAATATTAGGATGAGGTTTTAATACGATTGCACCTTCATAACCACCATCATTATCAACTTGTTCCACTTCGGTTGGTGTAAATTTCAATTCACGTCCTGAACCATCACCCATTTTACGAATATTACGACGAATACGTCTATTTGCTTCTTCCTTTTCAATCTTCAATACTCGTAAGAGAAATCCTTCCTCCTTACATTGTTTTGATACCAATGAGAAGATTTTAATTCCTTGACCACGAAGAAAGATGAACGACAAGGGAACATAACATACATTTGCCATACCAATATTATTGGTAATAATATCCAGTTTATTGATAATCGTAAGACACAAAGCACAATCTTGAACACAATAGGTAGCAACAATGCAGCGCTTAGCTGGACCTTGTTTTTGAAATTCAAAAATTTGTTTTGGACTCACATCGTCTTTTGCTAGTTGCCATTTAACTTTCTTTTTTCCTTCTTTAAACAAGATACCTGGATTAAGAGTTTCTTCTAGTTCAATCCATCCACGATTATCAGTATGTTCTACGCACACTTGTCTAATCTTTATTTTCTTTTCTAAATATTCCTTATCTTTATCAGAATTAGGATACTGTAGTGTTATATAATTTCCCGGAATAAGCGTATTTGCACCTCGAATATATAGTTTTTGCTTGTTTGTTTCTTCATCAAAGACAATATCGTCAACTTTATCATTAATAAAGGTTTCAGCAACAAAATCTAATTTATAAGAGACTAGATTATGGTCTCGTTGAATCACTTTCAATAAATCCATTTGAACACGACCAATAGTGGTAATATAATACAGAAAGTTATCACCCAAAGCTGAAGAACTTAACTTCTTCTCTTCAAGGAACGACTGCTTATGTTTCAAACGACCCATAGAAGTCAAACATTTATTAATATTAAGTTCCTCGGCACGCTTTTGAATATACATAAAATCGAAACCAAATATATTGTAACCGGTAATAATATCAGGATCCAATAGCGTCATAAATTCAGCCCATTTTTGTATTACTTCTTCTTCTGTCATACATACCTCTACAATAGTTCCTGGAATAGGATCACATGTATTCAGTGTAATAATATGTTTTAAAAACGGTTCTTTTTCACCATATCGTTGCACAACCGTTCCAATTTGAATAATTGGATCTCCTTGAACGGGTGGAAATTGATGCTTTGGATCATATTCATCCATAATATCACCTTCCTCTTCCGTTTCTGATTCATCCATATAGAAAGGTTTCTTTTCTTTTGGAGATTCCGTCAACATTGGAAATACGCGCACCAATTTACGAATACGAGTATCGCGCGTTGTATCAATTTCAGGACAATATTTCTCTAGCACTCGCGCTATTTGAGATACAGACATATCCAAATAACTATAGACACCTTCAATAAACTCGTCAAATTCCACTTCACTATTTTGACTACGATGATGAAGAGGTTCGTATTCTTGAAAAATCTCTTTAATATCATATTCGTATTCACAGTTGTCAACCATTTCACAAACATGTTGAATTACCTTTTTAATATGAATGCGAATAATACCACCGCACGCAGAGAATGCTTTTTTACTGGGTTTATAGTTTCCTCTCGTAAATACTGGGCGAATATTATACTTTTTCTCAACATCTACATCTTCAATAAATGCTTCTTCAATAATATCTTCAATTTGATTTTTAATAAAGAATGTTCCACTTGAACGAATTGTATCATTTTGAATCACATTTCTAATAATATCAATTGCAAGAAGATCATAGTTCTGTTGATTATTCATAAAATAGACTACCTTTACAGCAACGCGTTTAATAAGATTTTTATCAGGTTTCATTTCATCGCGCGTAAAAATCTTAGATACGTCTTGAAGATGTGGTTCTAGTTGATGTGCGGCTACATGACTATACAATGCACTTTGTTTATCATAATAAAATCCGCGATACAACATCTCATACACAATTTTAACTTGTTGTTCTCGTGGCATCTTATTACATTTTAGTTTTTCATATACATCCATGATTTCAGACGCCGTCTTTTTCATATCTTTACGAGCCAAGGGGAAATCGCCATGATGGGAATCACATTCTATATCAAAGGAAGCAATTAAGAATGGTGCAGCATCTGTACAATCAAGAGATTGAACATGTTTCCAATGAATAGTTGCATCCAACTGTGTTCGCGATGTTTTAGATTCACCAAATGAGAAGGTATATTTTCCTTTGGGCAACTTAACCCACATAACAGGTTGAATATCTTTTTCGTGCATAAATCGGAGAAATGGTGGAATATTAGATTCGTAAATCTTATCAGTCCATACTTCTCCGAAAAACCCGTCACTATTTTTAAACATATTCACTACCTTATTCATTGTTCGTTTGTTTGTAAATGTAAATTCAAGGAAAGGGAATTGCTTATTATTGGTAAATCCATAGAATTCCTTCCGTTGAATAAGACGACATGTAATAAAACTTGGATCACGTTCAGTATTATACATTTTTTCACATAAGATAGTGTGAATTTCATTTTCTAGATAACGACATTTCCCCTCTATCTGTTTTAATGAGGAACCCCATTCATCCGGAATACGAACGTAAAACTTAGGTTGAAAACCAGTTACATGAACTGTAATTGAAGTTCCAGTTCGGGTAATACCAAACATACGAACAACGTATTCATATGTAATCTTTTTCCTTGTTCTCAAATCACCACTACGTGTCTTATATTCAAATTCTTCTACTTCACGTTCATCGCATTCATGCCAATCAATTAACCTAAGACTAATTGTAGGATTATTTTTAAAAATTTTTTTTTGATTACCACGCAATTGTTTCATCCATTCCATGATGTATATGTTAATTGGTAGTAATTTAAATCTAGAGTTAAATATCTTTAAGCAACGAGTGGAAAACTATTTTTTTTCAATTTTTATTGCCTAATATAAAATCTGTAATTTATAATAATGAAAGACCTAACTGTATTTTTCTTATTATTAGTAATTTTAGCTGTCTTTTACCTATATTTAGAACAAAAAGCATTACAGGTTATTTATATTGAAGCATATGATGGAAAACGTTATCTTGTTCGTGATCAAAAGGACAAAGAAGACGCTGCTGAACTATTAGCAAATATTGCATCTAACTGCCAAAAATTAGTAACGCATATATATAACAACAGAGATTCATATTCAGACGCCAAACGTAAAACAGATATCGAACGATTACATAAAAACTTTAGACCAGATGCGATTAGTGAAAGCTCACCCAATAATAATTATACTAGTTATTCAATTAATAAAGGTGAGAAAATCGTATTTTGTTTAAGAAAAAAGAAAGGAAGTCATAAAAATAAATTAATGGATTTAAATACAATGATGTTTGTAGCTATTCATGAATTAGGACATCTTATGACTAAATCAATCGGTCATACTCCTGAATTTTGGGATAATATGAAGTTTCTACTTGAACAAGCAATTCAAAAAGATGTTAATGTATATGTAAAACAAGATTTTGCAAGTAATCCAGAACAATATTGTGGAATGACGATAACAGATTCTCCTTTATATAATTAATTTTTTAATAATTGTAAAGAAGTTCTTATAGCTATATTTTAACCTTTTGTAAATCCATTTCATTTTTTTCATTTTATTTTTGATTTTTTTAAATCCTTTTTTCCGTTTTCCCCCCCTTTTTTTTTATACTTACTTCCTCCACCACCAAAATGATTACAAAATACTTACAAAAATACTTACAAAAATACTTACATTTTTCTAACTTAAATAAATTATACAACTATATATTATAACAATGGACGAACAAAAACGATATAAATGTAAGGATTGTGGTAAGGAATATAAGCATCGTCAAAGTTTACGTAATCATATTAAATTAAAACATTCGTCAATTAAAAATACTACATTTCCACATTTTTCCACAATAAATCCACAAAACTCCACAAAAATACTTACATGTGAAAAATGCAACAAAACATTTTCAAGGATAGATAGCTTATTAAGGCATCAACGGACTAATAAGAAATGCAGGGGAGAAAGTGAAAATCAAGGTATGATTACAAAAAAACAACATTTAGAAGAGTTAAAACAACTAGAAAAAGATATTACTGCAAAAATAAAAGACGAACTTACTACACAATTTATGCAAATGATTCAAACAGAATATCAACCAAAAACATTGAATATAGTTAATAATACAGGCATTGGAACACAGAATAATAACAATATTACTATTGTTCAACTAGGAAAGGAAGATGTATTAGGAACATTAACACAAAAGGAAAAATTAAATATACTAAATGAAAGATATCAATCTGTTCTTGAGTTAGTAAAATTGATGCATTGTAGTGGAAAATACCCCCAGTTTAACAATTCAATTATAAGCAATCTAAAATCGGAATTTGCTTTAACTTACGATGAAAAAGATAAACAATTTATAACGAAAAAGAAGAATGAATTATTAGATGATATTGTTTCGCATAGAACCGCTGATGTTGAAGAAATTTTAGAGGAAAATAAAGAGAAGGTTTCAAAGCAAACTAACAAGAAAGTTAAAGAATTGATTGAAATCCTAGATAAGGATGATATTACTGAAGAGGATACTGAATTTATTAAAAAGTATAATACAAAAATAATGACGACGATTTACGATAATCGTAAAGAGTTAAAAAAGAAAATAATGGACTTAAAAGTTTAATTTTTTTTAATTTGAGGTTAATATGGATTCCTTTTTTTCACGGAAGATTAATTCCATAATAACACGATTTGATTTAGAGTTGCTATGAAATACAGGCATAGATGGAAGTGTATATAATGGTGTATTATTAGCTAAATTGACTTCAATTCCTTCATTGAGTGTAATTGTATTTGCTGCAATCTCAGTAACTTCTCCTATAATAGAACCGTTAGGTGTATATAAAATAGTTCCACGTTTTACAATTTCGCCACTAGATGTGTCTGTAATACGTTTTGAAATTCCTTCAGATTGAATATCGTTTGCACTTACCGCAGCTCCATTTTTATCAACAGTTAAGGATGTTACACCACTTAATTTAGCTCCATTTATTGAAATTTCTGTTCTTCCTGCTTTATAATATAATGGTTCACCAGCAACTAAAGTGACTGTAGGTGTTGCACTTAGTACAATATCTGTTCCAGAAGTGCTACTTACTTTTCCAATTAAAGTTCCATCTCTTGTAAAAATTTGTTCATCTGGAAAAATAGCAACATTATGTACGGTTTGATCCGTTGTAATTGTTGCTGTTGAAATACTTTGAAACGTAACCTTTGTACCATTATCAATTTCTAATTGTTTTAAGGTTCCTCTTGTAACTTCACCATCTTCATTCATAAATCTAGCAACAATATTACGAATAGAACCCTTTTCTGTTCCAGTTAAGCGACCAATGTAGTTAGATTTTAAATGATATTTCATGATTTGATTAGCGCCACTGCTACTTGTATTTTCATTAGGAATAACAAATCTGTTACGAAAATTACTATTGTTGGATACACTTCTTTCATTCATAAAATCAAAATCAACAACAAGATACATATTTCCAGTTCCTGATAAAGCAGGATTATTAATAGTTAATGATTCAAGGAAAACATCAACATCTTTAGCAAAGTTTAACGTATCTTTTAAATCGTAGGTGACTGTATCCCAATAAACACCTGTTGTATATCCTTTTACGAGAGGTGCGTGACCAGTTCCTGTATCTAAAATTACTGTAAATATCTTTTCTTCTGATTCTGGAGCAATACGAACATTTTCTCCAATAACCATTTGTTCTTCTGGTTCATCTTCAGTTAAAGCATCCTTTAATCCAGCTAGAGTTTCAATTAAATTTTGCATAACAGCATTATTTTGAGCAGCTAATACTTGGGTGGATTGACCAACTACTTCTTCTACTTCTTCTACTTCTTCTTCCTCATATTCTTCTTGAACAACTGGCACTAATCCTACACGATTTGCTTGAGATGCATCTGGAATATCCATAATTAAAGTTTCTATCTTATTTGCATTTGAGTTTGATGCATCAACCGGTATTTGATTAAATTTATTATCAAATGGAGTATTTTGATTAAATTCACCATTATCAAGTGGCACATTATCTCTAGAAATTACGGAAAGAATTTCATCGGTTTTTTCTACAATATGTTTTGATCGCGCTTCTGTTTCTGCTTTTTCATCTGCTTTACGTACATTTTCTCTCCATTCACGTTGTTGTTGTTCAATTGTTTTTATTTGATCGGCAGAATTTGAGTATCCCCTAGAGTTTTCTATTTCTTGTAATCTTGCTTGAAAATCTTGTGGAGCATTATTAGCGATTTGTTTATTATTTGTAACAATTTGGGAGCGTTGTGGATCATTTTCTCTTTCGTATAAAGAATCTAATAATGCTTGATCATCATTTGAAAATGCATTATCAAAAGACATTCCCATAGGATCATTACTTTCTGCTTCTAATGGTTCAATTTTGGTATTAGTTCTGTTTTGTTTTTGTGTTCTTTGTGGTGAATTACGCATCATAGGTTGATCATTCGATATTAAATCTAATAAATATGGTCCAGTTTTTTGAACTGTTAAATTATTTAATTCACGAATAGTGCTACCAGACATACCATGATGTTTATAAATCATCCCCATCATCTTTTTTAAAACTTTACGATATTTAGGATCCGCATCTAAATTAACTTGTTTTTTAGAACTAATAACATTCTTCATATAACCATAAATTTCATCCACATTGGTTCTAGATAAATATTGCGATTGGTTCATATTTTTACCTTATATTATACAACGTATACTTTTTTTATAAGAAAAATCTTTAATTGAAAAAAATCAAATTATTAATATTCTTTGTAATAAAATACTGCTCTTAATTTTTCCATTTTATCATCAGGAATACGATTATTCATAATAGAATAATTTTTATCATCAAGCATACTCTTAATAAAATAGATGCAATACATACCACATTCTGAATATTTATATTGATGTCGTAATGTATTATACTGAATTTTTGTAGAAACTCCTCGCATTTCGTTTTGTTCCTTTAATCGATCAATAAGATTTTGAATTTGCGAAACAGGTTTATATCCATAAGAATCAAAAAATACAATAGTTCCCTTTTTAAAATCTGCAAACATACAAACCCAATGACTACCGTCTTTATAATGTGGATCCAAATTAAATACAATTCCTAGTTTATGTTTTTTTGATTTAATGAAGTTATTAACATTAAAATTACATAATTCATTTACAACACATTTATTACTAGAAAGTTTATCATCAAAATCAATAGGAACGGCGCCAATAAACATGAAATCGTTGTGCTTTTCTTCAAATTGAGAACATACGTTTTCAATATTTGAGGTTGATAACCATTCATTTCTATTTGAATTCCACGATTCGGGATAAACCGGTTTTAAATCTTTATCTAATTCATTCATTGATTGAAAATATGTATCTTTCCAACATCTTTCATCGTTACATTTTTCTCTAAACTTGTTGTTTAAAGCGTTCCATAATTCAGTTCTTGATTTCTTTTTTAAATCACGCACTGATACATTTGGTAATATTTTGTTTTTTTTATGTTGTTTATTATATTTTTTAATCATATTTAGTAATGTATCTTTATCAAAACAGGAAACAGAATCTGTTTCTTTATGAGGTGCACATACTCTCTTTACTCTTTTTTTAGTTTTTTTCACATTAAGCTTAGAATTCATGATTATCTACTATATAAAGAGAAAATATAGAATATTACTAATATACATATAAATGAATTTTATACGTAATTCATACAGAACTTTTAAAGGGAAACGTAAACTTCCGTGGTTATATAGACGTGAAGATTTATTAGATGATACTATATCTTTTAGTGAAATCTTTGACCAGGAATTTCATGCTCAAGTAGAAACATTAATTGGTACATGGATTAATAAAAACTATATTATCTTATCATTTCTAGGGAGGGGGACTTTTTCTCTTGTGTATATGGCATATTCGTTTTGTCATCAAAAATTTGTAGTATTAAAACTATTACTTCCTTGTTATCATCAAGAAGGAAAATATGAACGTGATATAATTAATGAAATTAATAAATCTAGAACTGATTTTCCGTATCATATTTTTAAGTGGAAGAAACATCCTACTATAATTTGTATAGAACAACCATGCTACGGAATAGCAATGTCGGATTTAGTATCACGTAGCAATTATGATACGTTATCAATTGAAGCTATTATTTCATTCTTTTATTACTCTCTAAAACAGATGGATGAACTTCATCGAGCAAATATTATACATACAGATATAAAACTGGATAATATATTAACATCATATCATACAGAGTATACAAAAGAACTTCAATCTTGGTTTTCATCTCTTTTTCCTAATAGATGGTTGCATAATTTAGCAGTGTTTACTAAAACACAAAACGAATTTAGAAAAATAAAATGGTCTTGGGAAAAGTGTTTACGACACGCTAAAAAACAGTTTAAACAACATTTTGCAAATGAATTTGTAGAATTTAAAAAAAAAAGACATGAGCAAAAATTACTAGAGTTAGAAAACGTGAGAGAAGTTGAAGACTTCGATACATATTCTTCAGATTGTTTAGAAGAAATTAATCCAGATAATAAGATTACTATGGAAGAAGCACCTTATACATCCATAATTGATTTTGGTAATGCACTTATAGATGACAAAGTCGAACCAAATGATATTTGTTTTGAGAATTATAGACCACCAGAAAATATGATCCATCTTGAAATATCCAAAAAATCTGATATTTGGAGTTTAGGTTGTATTTTCTATGAAATGTTAACTCGTTCTTATTTATTTAACTTTGAACAAAAAGAAAATGAAGTAAACAAAAATAACGTTGTATATGAAAATACCCGGTCGGACTCGAATGATTCAGAATATAGTATTAACAATAGTATGCTTTCAGCAGATAGCGAAAATAGCGTAAACGAAAATGTAAATGAAATATATGAATTTTGTTCTAGTGATATTACAATTAGAAAAAATAATATTAAAGATAAATTGACTAAAAATCTATTGTTTACTGTTGACAATTCTATTCTTGATTTAATTGTTGAAGTGCTAGCGTCTATGTTAAATACGGATCCAAATACGAGACGTAATACTTCAGAAATATTACAGTTAGAATTATTTAAACCATTCACATATGATACCTATAGTTTTAATCAAATTGATGTATAATACTAGATAAATAATCTAGTGAGTTTAAATTTCATAAAAAAAAAACTTGAAAAAGATATAAAAGAAATGTCAACCACTCAAGCTCAAAATACAGTTGTACTCCCTAATGAAAAAACTCTTAATCAAGCTTTTAAACTTGCATTAAAAATCGGCAAACAGATTGATTGCTATTTTTATTTAGATTCATGTAATGGTAATGTTAAAATCGTAACGTATGAAGGCGATAAAATTCTTTACAAAAACAACGAAGAACATACTTCACCTATTAAAAATACCTATAAAGTAGGAAATGAGTATCTCGTTGTCACAGAAAATACCATTTACATTCTATCAACAAATACACCAATTGTAAAATCGTAAATATTATTAAATTTACTTTTTTTTATTTAACAAATGCTATATATTTATTATTAATATAGCAACTGTATACCCCTGAATAGTATAAACTAATTATGCTCAATATAACACAAGATACAATTGTATATGGTATTATATATATTAGTAATTCATTTTTAAAATATTTATTAAAATGTTTAGTAGTATCTATTATATTATTCACATTTGTGACTCTACTTTATATTAGTCTTGTGTATTTTGTATTAATTAAATTAAAGTTTTTTAGAGAACTACTAAAAGAGTTTGGACTACCTATACCTATACAATATAAAGATATTGATAAAGATTCATAATGTTAGAAGGATTACGAGGCAGTTCAGTATTATATTCACAAAATTTTGATAAAGAAGAGTATTTTTATCTAAAAAGCGATTTTATTAATCATTTATATCATTATCATAAGAATGGTGGATTTATTTCTATTATTGTAAAATATTTATCAGAGATATTTTTCTCTGTTTCGAGTTTTATTAGTATTACGTTTTTATGCTTTTATGTAAATTATGATATTTTATTAGGATTAAGTAAAACAGATAATCCAATTACAATTGATAAAATTATAGAAGTTCCCGATATTCATGATATTCCACTTGTATATCTTATCTTTTCGGTTATATATGGTTTATTTTTGCTGATTAAATTAGTTAAAGCATTTGATATCTTTTTCCTGAATTATAAAATAAGAGTGTTTTTAACTGACAAATTAAATGAAAAAGAAGCCGAAATATGCTCTCTTTCTTGGAAAGAATTACTTGTAAGATTGCAACAAATATACAAAACAAAAAATATTAACCCATATACAATTGCTTCACGTATTCAAATATCAGACAACATTTTACTTGGATTATTTAATGCTGGGTTTTTTAAATACAATTATATTTCTAGTCTTTTAGAATGGAATTTAGTTTTTTGTCTAATTTCGCCTCTATTTAAGAAAGGAATGAATTTAAACAATCAATTTATTCTTCATTCAACACACATTAATGAAAAATTACAAAAAAGACTAAAAATTGTGTCCTTTATAAATTTTTTATTTATGCCAATTATTCTCTTATTTGCAACATTCTCGCGTATTGCTAAACTGAGTCAAAAGATTTATCAAAAACCATCTAATTTAGTAACGTATAGATGGACGCGTTATTGTAAATGGCATAAAATGGCATATAATGAATTAGAAAATGATTTTAATCAAAGACAGAGAAATTCGCTCACTCTATTAGAACAATATAACTATTTGTTTAGAAACTCATTCTTGATAGGTATTTGTATATTAATAGAACATATTTTGACGCATATATTCTGTCTTTTGGTAATCTTTTCCATCCTGAATCCGGCATTCTTATTTCATGTATACTTTATAGGTGACCGCACCATATTCTGGATTATAGGTATTCTAGGAACATGCATCACCGTTTTAAGGAATTATAAAAAAGTTGAAACGGATAATGGTCCTCATTATTACTTAGAAGAGTGTTCAAAACATGGTATTGTATTCACACAGTCGCAACAAAAAAACGCACATAAACGTTCCACACAAAGATATGTTAATCGTTTATTTCTACCCGAAATTCTTGATTTCATATATTCAATTATTTATACTGCGATTACACCCTTTCATCTATGGATTATTTCTTATGATACAGAAGCAATTACTTATTTTATACGCAATAATATTTTTAAACATCCTTTACTAGGATATATTATGAAATATACAATATTTGAAGAGATAGACCATCGAACAGCACAAGGTAAAACGCAAGAAAGTTATGATATATTTATAAAGAAATATGAAATTGATACTATCTAAAGAATAGAATTATTAGTATAATTAATAGACAATCATGAATTTGCGTGAATTACGTGATAAAATAAATCAATTACAGGATTATGAAAAAAGAGAAATATTTTCAATCTTAAAAAAATAAGGTTAAATATACACAAAATAAAAATGGTTTATTTTTTAATATGAGTAGTTGGAATGATGAAATTAAGGAAACTGTAGAAAATTTAATTGTGTTTATCGAGGAAAATAAAACGAAGTTAAAGAAGAGAGAAGATTTGCAAAATAATCTAATTGAAAAAAGCATCTAAAAAATTGAAACTATTTTTGAATACTATATTTTTTAATATACTACACTATTCAGCATTATGGATACTGTCACAACTCAAACTTTTAAGGGTCAAGGAGGAAACGGTGGTAATTATCGTGGACGTGGTCGTGGAGAGCGTGGACATGGCGGATGTGGACGCGGTGGTCGCGGTGGACGTGGAGGTAGAGGAAATCGCGGGGGTCAATTTAATCAAAATCAAACCCCGGTTACCTTGAATGAAATCACAAAATTTATTAAACATAATAAGTCTGCGATTCAATATCAATTGGACATTGTTCCTGATTTTGAACAAAGTTTTACTATTCCTGAAAAAGTTGTAACCGATGAAACATATTTTCCCGAAAAAGATTTTGAAGCACATTTGCATAAAGAAAAAGATAAAACTGCAATTTATTATGAAGAAGATAGTATTATTAGTCTTCCTAATAATCTAGCTAAAAGCGTAGACCTAAATCTATTTTATAGTTACGGTTTATTGAATACACATACTCTACCTTATTCAATTCTATATCAAATTCACGATGATTTTAAATTTATGAATGATGTTGAAAAGAAACGTGAATACGATTCTATGGTTGAGAAGTTAGTATCTCAATGTCAAGAATCAAAGGTTCTAAAAGGGGTCGCTATTCAAAAAACACAAAAAGCATTTTTGGCAAACGAATGGAATACAAAACT